CACATACTCACCAAGCATTGTATCAAAGACAGGACCATCATATTTGAAGCCTGACTCCCATACCCACATAAGGTCATATGCTGCATTGTGTGCAATGAGTATAGTAGCTTTGTCTAATGCATCCTGCACTATTTTGTACCCATCGGGTGTAGCTTCCACATCATTGTGGTCAAAGGTAACAATAGTTTCTTCACCTGTATCTGTAAGAAGACCAACCATAGTAAGTGAATTGTCTGGCTCAAAAGGGTCAAGGTGTAACTTACCGTTACGCTCTGTTGTTGTATTCTCTACATCAAGTGTTAGCTTCATACTGTGTACCTCGCTGTTTGATATTCAAGATTACAATGTACACTACCGTGCCACCCTGTCAATTTATTCTTAACGATATTTAGGTGACGCTGTACATCTTCTTCATCCTGCCCTTGTACTGGTGGATTCTTAGCAATAAGAACCATAAGGTCAGCTTCAGCCGCCTTACCAGTACGACTACCTTCCATCATGCTTTGATTAAGAATAATCTTACCTTCTGCATCTGCAGATAGCTGAGACATATAGAAGACTGCACACTCATGCTCTTTAGCAATTTGTCTAGCATGAATGGCATTAGCTTTTAATGCCTCATCAGGGCGAGAGAAACCAGCAGACTTAGCAAACTTATCACCCATGTCTAATAATATAATGTCTGGCTTGTATGCCTTACATACAGACTCTACCCAATTCATATCACGACCTGTCGCATCCTTAATCTTAATACGTTCTTTAACAGGTGCATACAACTCACGTGCCTTTGTAGGATTCTTCTTAACCTCTTGCATAGTCATACCAGTAGCCGCTGTAAGATATCTGGCACCTACACGGTGGTAGCCTTCCTCATTACAAAGGATGATGCAGTTAGCACCTTGATGTGCAAACCCACCCGGCGCAGCAATCAATGACGCATGGAAGGATGTCTTACCTGTATTAGGTCTAGCACCTACTTCAATCAAGTGACCTGCATTAACACCTTCAACCTTACGTGTGAGGCTGGCTATGTTAAACGTCCAACGTGCCTCAAGGTCATTACGAGCAAGCAGTGTTTCAATGTCTATGTCATCCCACTCAATATTTAAGTTAGGTGTAAAGTCATCACCATACTGCTCAAGTATATTGCGTATGTCATTAAGTGAGTTAGCTGTACCATTGACCATATCAAAGCCAAGGTTAGCAACGTCTTCACCAATCACCTGCTGAAATAGTTTAGACAACACCTCTTGTGCAATGTCTGCACCCATAGGCTGTTCCTTCTTAACTAAACGGAACAGAGATGCATAGGCTTCCTTCTGTGCTGTAGTCAGTGTTGGGTTGTTAGACATGAACAGTGCTTCAATCTCATCAGGTGTAACTGTACGCCCATATAACTGCATTGCTTTGTCTAATACCTGCTTAATCTTTCTTACTTCTGGATTAAACAAGCGGTCAGGACACTTAGCACCACGATGTTCATCGTAAAACTCCTTGTCCATCAAACTTCTAATTAGTGATAATTCCATATAAATTCTCCATATCTTCAGGGTTACGATATTTAAAGTCATCTTTTAATCTTAGGACACGAACATCGTTCACGTATCCTTTTAATTGTTTTGCCATCTGTATTGTCTTCGGTAACGCATCGGGGTCTAATGCAATTACTGCTGTTGAGAACTGTGAGAGATACCCTTTATGCGAATCAGATAACGATGTACCCAATAGCGCAACCCCGACAAAGGAACCGAAACCAACAACGGCTGCACTCACACAGTCCTCAACAACAACAGCGACACTACCATGTCCTGATACGTATGGCAAGCTATTATTACCATACCGCTTCCATTTAGGTATTCTCTTACCCAATGAACGACCAGTAGCATCAACAATCTTTCCATCATGTACAACAGGAAACACAACTCTGTGTTCCTTAACATCATACATCAGAGACAGGTTGTCAGCATCAATGTCCCACTCAGCACACCATTCAATAACTTCTGGCTTGTCTCTATGGGGTACGATGTAGGTAGGTAGCACAAAGTCATCTAAGGCTCCCCGTGATGCTCCTACAAGGCTCTTACGAATATCATCTGATGTAAGTCTCACCCTAGTGCCACCACCTACAGTACAAGATACTTTATAACAGTTCCACATAAGATTACCCATATTATTAGTAATACTAAATGTATTCTTACCATTACAAACAGGACAGTTAGTTCTTTTAGTGTGTCCATTAGGAATGTCATAGTCACTAGGGTTTATCATATATATGTTCCTTTATGTATATTATATATATATTATAATAGTTATATATATATAGTTCGTTGCGGCATTTGAGTGCTTATATCATGCTTTTCTACGTGTCGTCAATGCTAATTCTGCACTTTTTAAAGTATTTTTCATATATGGTTTTACACTTGCCGGGTTAGCGTGTCCTGTAACCGACATAATTTGCCCCATACCGACACCTGCCTCAACCATTTCCGTAACACCAGTACGGCGCAGGTCAGATAAGCGTAGTTCTTTTGATAGCCCCGCAGCATCCATCAACTTACGACCATACTTAGGTAACTTAGTTAAAGAGTAGGGTGAATAAACACCCTTGATAGGATAAGGTCTTGGAGCAACGTATTGTTGGAATCCAAAGTCTTCATGTTGCTGTTTAATCATATCAAACAAATCATCTTCTATAGGTAGGTGTACATCTGCATGACGCTTAGACTGCTCAATCTCTACCGTCTGTGTATCAAAGTTTATATTGTCCCATGTAAGCATACGCATATCACCTAGACGCTGGCACCATTCATATGCCATGTGTGCAATAAGCCCTATGTTACGGGTATTAAAATCCTCGTAGGCAAAGGACAATAACTTTTGTACATCACCCCTACTCCAAACAACCTTACGCCTCTCTACGGTTCTCCTACGGATATTTTCAAAAGGATTTATTAAGCATAATTCCATACGCAACCCATGATTGAACATAAGACGTGAGGCAGAAATAATGTGATTAGCCATGTATATACCTTTTTCACACCATTGATTGTATGCCTCTTTAGCAGTGCGAGTAGGGAAGTTTTTGTAGTCGAGTGTGGACAGCTTAACACCGTCCACCTCTGTGTTTAACATTACGTTGATATGATACTTATACTGTCTCTTAGTATCGTCACGTAAGTTCTTGTAATCATACGATTTATAATAATCGTCTGCTAGGTTAGTTATTTTCATTGTTAATCTCTATGTCCATAAGGTTCCGCATCTTCGCCATTTTCTACTACACATCCACGAGGTGCCTCATCACAGTTAGGATAACTATAACAGGCAATGTGTGGGTCATGATAAGTCATTCGTAAAATTTTATATTTTACAAAATCCAAAAGGTTAAAAAAGGGATAGCGTATAAGAACTATGTATACATATTCACGAATTGTCCATGTCTCTTCCCAATCACCTTTGTATAGTGGTTCTCCTCTTCTCATACTCTGTATTCGACAGAAGAAATCCTCTATACGCCAAAATAAATGTAGCAAAGACCACACCCAATCCTTATCACAATGAAAACTAGATACATATTCTTCTAAGTATTCATTTCTTTCAGACCTACCATAAAACCAATCGCCATTACGACCAAACCAAAAGCATTGCCATAAAGTTTGCGGGCCATTCCATTCATGTTCATCCATTACGCTGCCTCCAATTGTTTGAACACTGGGCTATCAACCCAGCCAGCTACTTCAACTTCACGCATGAATAATGATTTAGCTTGCGTATCATTTCCTGTGTTACGCTGTCTAAAACCATTACGCTCATCCGCATAGGTTGCATAATTAGTAAATGCAGAGTATAGCGACCATAAGTTACGACCACGCTGGCTTACTTCTTGATTGTACAAGGTGTACATTTTATCAGATTTTTTGTCTGATTGCATGATAGTATCAAGCAGAGCTTTTACATCAACAGTAATCAGACTTGTATTAGCCCAACGCTGCATTTGTTCTGTCTGAGCCTTAAAGTCGGTAGTAGACTTCTCAAGTTCAGCAATAAACATATCAAGACTAAAATTAGAAGTGTTCTTGCGTACTATTTTATCGTGTCGCCCACGAATCTGACCGTTTAGGCAGAAGAAGTCGATAGCACCAAAGATAGTGACGTTAGAGCAAGTACCATTGACCCCATGTAGAGCAATGATGCGCTGTGCCACCGTACTTTCGTGCTTATCTGTGATAACTTTAGCATTTACGTTAGGTAGGGTCATGTCCATCATAGCCCAACCATTCTGGTGTGCATCTCTCCATTTAATATCGGCACCCTGCATCTCATGTGATGTCAGGTTGTCTGTTGCTGCCTCAATTACATCACGAAAGAAATCACCGTGTGTAGCGCAGGTAAAATCCTTACCCACAATAGCGATAGGTTCCCCTGTGTTGTTGTCAATGACATATTTCTTGTCTGCCAATCTTGTAGGCTCAAAAGTTACATCAAAGTCTAAGTTCTCTGGAATAAAATCTAACATACTAAATCTCCTTTATATAAGTGTTAACTGATAGCTTGTTATATCAGTAATGGTTGGCATAGTCAATGATAATTATCACTGAGTAACAAAATTATAGTGTTATTACTGCAATTATGCAGAACACTATAACTCCTAATAATAAATCCATCTTACTTATCCTTTCCTGACAGATACTTAGGTGTATCAGCATCCTTGTCGTTTAGCTTCTCAATAGCATTACCGCAGACATAGCAGTACATACGTGAGGCTAACTGTCTCAGCTTATCAGATATGTACTGTGTATTCAAGCAGTGTTTGCATATGTGTTTAATCATCTTACTACTCCCATCTATAGAATATATGTTCACCTATTTGTACTACCTTTGTCTTTGTCTCAGCCCAATCAGG